TAGAACTGAATACCGCGGCCTTCTTAAGCTCAGTTATAACGGCATCAACAAGGTCAGTTGCCATTACTCACCTTCTTCATTCAAGCCAATGTCGCCACCCATGGAACCAGCGGCACCCAAACCTAAATCAGACTTGAACCTAACCCCGCCCAATGCGCTTGCTTGTTCAACGGTTAATGCATCAGTGATGTTCTGTACGAGGTTGGGCATACATTGGTCGATGGCTGGCCTGAAAAACGGCTCAGCGGCCATATTGCGAGTGCCATATTCAACATAGACGGCATATTCGACATCTTTTGTTACACCCTTGACCGAACCGCCCCCACCCGCCGTGACCATAACGCCGCCACCCTCAATCTTGTTTGCACTAATGGCAGAGCGTAAGTACCCAGTATCAACAGGGCACAGTTTCTTCGCTTGTCTGACGATCTGCAACCCCGTTTTCATGAGGCCCTTCTGAAGCTGTGGCTTGACCTGTGCTGAAAGGCTGGACAAAACCTTCTGAAGCTCTGCCATACCCGTTATTTCGATCGACAGGTCGGGCATGTTATCCTGGGAGCTGGAAGGGCATATACGGCAGCAACACCGCAACCACATCAGCGGGTATCCGCTTCGAGGGGTCAATATACGTTCCAGGCTGTTGCTGCGCCACCATCTGCATCTGATAAGCAACCAACATCCTTGCCGCATTCTCAATATCAGCAGGCAACGCAGGCCAGCCGCCCACATATGTCATAATGATGCGAGGGTCAGAGCAACGATAGTTCATCAACTCAATGTGGCGGGCATAGGGATAGTAGTCAACCCATGCGGTCAGGGTCGTATCGGTTGTACCCACCGTATCCGTCAGGTCGTTGCGATACTTGACCACCAATGTTGAATAGACCGGCTCAGGAAAGGCGATGAACTTGTCGCCCTGAACTTGATATTCGACAGCATGAAGCGCGGTTGCATATCTCAGCGAACCTTCGATTGTTTTGATGGCGCCATTCCACATTGACATCAACAGTGGATCCCTGCTCACGTCCTCTGCCGACAGCATCAGATATTGTTTCGACAGGGTAAGCGACGATATGACCGTGACCACATAGGCTTGCGTCGAAGCATCGGCAGCAGTTACCGTATAAGTGACTGGAAGGGTAAAGTCAGCAGCCACGCCGGTATTCGGGGCAACAGAAGCGCCCGTGTGTACAATCGTAGGAACCAACCCCGTCACGTTGCAGCCATACGGCACGGTGAGGGCAACAGTGAATGTGTTCTCGTCGATAACACCAATGGCAACGGGGATAAGCGCTGCGAAACTAAATGCCGTTATTGCTTTCGTCGCCATAGTGTCTCCTTATGCCTTACGATTGTAATGACGCAGTTGCTTATCGGGCTTGACCTCTTCGATGTCCAGTTGTTCTATGTAGCCTTTCTTAAGCAGAAGAACCGCAACCTCAGGGTCATACTCAATGATGTCCCCGGCCTTGTAGCCTTCTGCATTTGCCGGCATCTTGCTTGTTACTCTGTACTTTGCCATTATTACCTCACAGTGGGGGCAGTTATTGGCTGCCCCCGAGTTAATCAACTACTAGGCTGTGTTGTACTTAAGCGCAACCATTGAAAGGGGCTGAATCAGATTGCCGTCTGTGTAAACCTTTGCGGCAATATAGGTCTGATCCATGGTCATCGCAGTCTTGCCAACGTCAGTCGTGGCAATCTGGATGGGTCCATCGGAGAACAGGTAGTATGCCTTCGGATCACCATAATACGCAGCAACCTTGGTGTCCGCCGGTGAATCAAAGCAGCTCTCGGGCATACGAATCACGGGAATGCCACCCATGAACTTCATGGTCCCGATGTCAAAATAGACCATTCCGCCCGCAACCAACGGGTCATTCAGCAAGGCGATCTGTGCCAGGAATGAGTTGGGTGCAATCAGCACCGCATTATCGGCATATGCACCGTCAAGTCCCCAGAACAGCGCAAGAAGATCTGCCTTGGTAACTTCTGCGAGGGTGTCATGCGTTGCGACCATATCAACGGCAGTTGCGCGGCCAACCATACCGGTCATTTCAAACGTGCTTCCACCATGAATACCAAGCGTCCACTCATAGGTCTCCCTGCGAGCAATAGCGCGAACCATGGCATCCTCAATGTAGGGAACCGTGCGAACGTTAGCATTGCGGATAAGGTCGTTATCAATTCCCATCCACGCCATAATGCCAGACGTGGAATAGGTGATAGGCGTAAGCGTCCCAGCCGCCTCAGCAACAGGCTTGCCGGTAAGCATACGATAAGCCAGCGGAAGGGTATCTTCTGCGTTGATTACTCCCTTCGGGCTGTATGGATACTGCGTTACAGACTTGCGGAGGGGCGTATTGTCCAACTTCGCCACGATGCTATTTGCAACAACCGTGGGAATCAGCTCAGCGGCAGCGCCAGACGTGGCGCTAGTCCAGGCCTTGGCTTCCCAAGGGAGACCCTTGCCGATGACCTGTCTGTACCATGCGGCCTTGCCTTCGGCTTCCTGCTTCGGGGTCAGTTCGCCATTTGCCCCAAGATCAGGGGCAATGGTCACAGATTTCATGGCGTCCATGATCTCCGTGTGCAAATCATCACGGGTTGCGAACGGGCCATTGGCCTTCAATTCGGCAACTACGCCGTCAATAACTTCTTTCTTAACATCTTCCACAATAGACCTCCTAGGTCAAATACAGATACTGATAGGCAAGTACATTGATCTGATCCATGTTCTTGCCAGTAGAAACGTTATGATAAATGCTTCGATGCACCACTTTGGGAATGTAAACAACATCCCGCTTGTTGACGTGGTGTCCTTCACAACCTTCAAAAGGCACATTCAGAGCGTTAAACCCAAGGGAACGACGCTTAGCGTTTTTCTGTAACTTCATACGCTTGCCGGGGGGCGTTTGGTCATACTTCCGCATGCTTTCAATAACGGCGGCATGATGAATAACCCGATATTTTTTACGATACCACTCTGCCGCCACCGGCTCACATTCAACGCAATATTTCTGTCGAGGTCCGGTCGGGAGGTATTCCCTACCGCAAATCGAACAAACCCTTGTTACGCCTGGTTTCACTTCGTAAGTGCCTTACGTAACGCGTCCAGCCAGCTCTCTGCTTTCGGCTCCGCATCTCCTGATGCAGTCGTGTCGGTAGCAGCAAGCAAGGCATTCAGCGATGAAACGCAATCTGAAATAAGGGTGCGATTCTTAGTAGAAAGCACGCGCCCTTCCTTTGTCGATACCATAGATTCAAGGTCAGCAATCAGGGTCTCGGGGGTAACTTCAACCCCTAGCGCTTTGATCTCGGGATCCGTGAACCCGTTCAGGCGTAATGCCATGGGGTTGGCGGGAATCGGAACAATAGAAAACTCTAACAGCTCGGACTTCGTGATTTTGTTCCCGTCATACTCTAGGGGCAAGAAACCAATGGAAACGGCGTTCAAGAAACCGCGCTCCCAGCTTTTACGAACCGCTGAAATGAGCGGGGTTACATCGTCGGCCTGGAATACCCACCCGGCGTCCAGTTTCTTGCGGTCATTCTCATGGATAAGGGAGAGTGATGTAACCTTGCCCACGGGAATGGAGTCTATGCCCTGGTGCGTGTGTCCATAAAGCACCGGACCGTTTAACAGGAAGTTCTTAATGTCTATGCCGTCCGGGTCAACAATCTCATTTTGACGATCCAGAGAGTTGTCGGTAATCGTGGCATAATAAACATCGCCGATGGTCTCACCACGCGTTATGGGATAAATGACTCTCTTCATTGCTGTTGCGTCCATAAAAGCCCCCTAGTCGAACAAGAACTGCGAACCCACAACAACGCTCATTGGCTTATCGCGCTTGACGCTGTTGCAATGTTGGCATAACGGCTGGAGGTTCTCCAGTGCGTTCGTACCGCCCCTTACCACTGGTACGATGTGGTCAACTGTAACTGTTTCTGGAGTGAGAATCTTCCCGCAAAGCTGGCATACCCATTGAAGGTCGGCACACTTTGCGGCAAAACCCTTCATATCAATAGGACCAAGGGCGCGACGAACGGCCTTCGTGCGCGCATTGGCGATCTTTACCATTAACCTTCCCGCTGGAGTAGCATGATAAGCTCGCGCTTTCTCGTTCACTTCGTCACGGTTCAACCGATTCCGCTCAGTACGTTTCCGTTCGATAGTTTCTTTATGCCCGGCATAATAAACCGCAGCGCGTCCGCGATGTGCACACTCCCATTCCTTTGCGTATTCTTTCCTTTCTGGCGTCTGGTTATACTCCTTGAAATAGGCAACAATTTCGGCGTGGTGTGCCGTTGCATATTCTTTCTGGTTTGCAATCCGTTCCTCGCGATGAAGCATATAGTTCGCGTGAAGTCTCTCTTTAGTTGTCATCAGATTACTGGGATTAGAGTGCAGCGGCATGAAATAACGTTGTCCGCACTCGCGCCCATGCTTCCGTCACCGGGGTACATGAGTTGTTCGCCGCCTACATCAAAGGGTTCATTAATGGGCCGAACTTGCCCATCTGCCGCTGAATGGTCATCCCTTGTGCGAGTATCATCGGTCGCAAGCCACTCATGCTGCTTGACGCCGTTCTCTTGATAGGTGTTCTGTGCGGCATAGTTGTTGACGCCGATGGTCTCAGTCCTAGCCACACGTTCTGCCCGATAGCCGACCCCGCCAAAGTAGTCCTTTGTGGCTTTTACCATGTCAGGAATACTCGCGCCCTCTGCCCGCGACTGAGCAATGATCTTGTCAATGTCCTGAGCGGTTGTATCGTTGACATATTTTGAGTGCGTGCGCTCCTGTGCTTTAATCCATTTGAGGATTGCCGAACCATCGGGAACGGTCATAGAGTAGCGAGCCGCCACTTCTTCGGCGGACTGCATGCCAAAGGCAACATAGAGACTGTGCCAGTTGTCGACAAGGTCAGCATCATCGAGAAGTGCACGCACTTTCGGAACAACCGCTGCCTTAGCTCCGTTCTCTACCCACGTCGTCACAACCTTGGCTTGCTTGTTGAACGCTTTCATCGTGGCAGACGCAAACTTCTTCTCTTGCGGCCCCACCTTGGCAATGAACGCCTTAGCGATAAGTTGTCTTGCTTCCGGACTATGCAACGCCTTCATGCCCTTTGGCTCAGCTACGGGGCTAGAATCGGCATCAGGTGGCACAACGGGGGCAACAACAACGGGTGCTACAGGTTCAGGTGGCGGGGGCGGCTCAGGCAAGTCAGAGGTCGTAATGGGAACCAACATAGCAGAAGCCCACCACGCATCGCCCCATGCAACCTTCTTCAATCCATCCCTAATGCGAGCCTCATTGACGGTCAGCTTGCCCGAGCGGAACTCTATCTCATCACTCTGTGCCCGCTGAAGCCTGTCCTCTTGCAGGCACTCAATGCCCGTATAGTCAAACTTGAACGTCAAACCCTTCAAGCCAAGCAGCGGCAGCAGGAACGTAGTAATCCTGTCCGCTAGTCTGTCGGCTTTGGGTATAACGGTATTGGTATATAGTATCTTCTCTTCTATCGTTGCACTGGCGAAAGCAACATTGTCCATGTCACCAAGGAAAATGGGGGGCACGCCAAATGCCGTACCTATCTCATTGCGCGTCACACTGGACACTTCCAACAGTTTCAGGTCTGCTGCACTAATGCCAAGTTTCTCAAAATGGAAACCAGCAGCAAGCCAGCCAGTTCCCCCAGCATTCTGGATCCCGCCATATTTCTCTTCCCATGATTTCTTAGCCGCAGCCAGTTCGGACGGGTCCATCCGTTGGTCAGAGGTGAACAGCCCGCTCAATGCCCCGCCAGCAGACATCTGATTGTTCCAGACATGTTTGCCATTCTCGTCCATGTTGGCGGCGTCAAGAATCGGGCGTAGTTCAGAAAGACCCATTTGCCCACTAATGGAAAAGTTGGGGAACAGCACAATGTTGGACCTATCCAGTTGCCGGTCAGAGGGTTGTCCGTTCAAATCTATCTCACGATAGAGGATATTGCCATGATCCATCCGCAACATATCTGCATCTAAGACGGTGATCCCCTTGATAGCGGGCTTTTCCACATAGACCATGCCTGTGCCATGCAAAAGCTGCCAAGCAACGACTCTCTCAATGAACTCGGTACCGGTCTGGTTTGGTGAGGGCCTAGTCAGAGCACCGGACATACCTTCAACGGCCTTGTCTCCCTTGAACAACTTCCACGGCAATGAGCCTATCCTGGTCGCCACTGTAGAAACAGCGCGATACACCCATACGCTTTTGTCAACAGATGAACGAGCGTCAGTGATGAGCGCTTGACCCTTGTTCGGATACAGTACCGAGAAGACATCCTCGAGAGCGGCATTGAGTGGAACGCCGGACTTTCCAATCAATCGGTTAAACCAGTTAGCCATTATGCCGCTCCTTATGCCACGATTGCCATTGAGGGAGCAAACGCGAGCATCAACGACTCTGCCCTATCGGGCGATCTGCCAAGCGACTCCTTGGCTTTTTCCTTACTCATAATCGCAATCTTGCCAGTGATGGTGTAATCAAACGTCACCATCAACTCGCGCTGCAAATCCTTATCATTGGGAATGCAGATGTCGTTGTTCAAGAAACGCTCTCTGAGGCCCCAATAAAGCTCTGCCTTTCTATTGGCAAACTTCTCAGAGTTCCATGCGCTCTCTGCAACATTTACCCCATGAACACCATTGACCCCCATGTCATTCAGGGCATCCACAACGCCTGAGCCTATCCCGATTTCATCAACGTTCACGCCCTCGCTATGGTCTGCCGCTGCCATATCTCTGCCATGCTTAGCCACTTGCATAACGTCCATGCCATGGATAATCTCTTGCTTCAGCGCGGCATTGCCATGTCGAACAGTAAAGACGCTGTTATCGCTCCCGAATCTAGCAACATCAATTCCGAGAATATGGGGCAAATCAGTGCCAGTGGGTACGCGACCCATAGCGGCCAGGATAGAAGCAAGGGGAATGACAGACTTGTTTGCAGACGCCTTGTTCAGGCTGCATTCGTACTCTTGTGCAAAGCGTTCGACGTCGCCATCCAGCTCTGCCAGTTTTGCAACCCTCCATTTCTCAGTGTGTGCAGGGTTCCCGTGATAATCCTGTTCCATACGATACCAACCCTCATTGTCCAGCAGACTCTCAAACAACGCGCCTTCCGGACCGGGGTTGGGGGTTGACTCTGCCACAATACTTGTACCAGCGACTCCTGAACCAGTTATTGCCTGCCATGATTCACGCGGGTTTTTCCAAAAGGCTGTTTCAGAGAGGACAAGGCGCTTTGCCCTAAACGATCTCCCTACGGTAGGCGACATTTCAAACGCCGTGATGTGGGCACCATTGACAAGGGTCATGTGAAAGTCTGTATCCTTAGTACGCTTTGCTAGAAGATTCCACGGCTCGGGCAGATTGTCAAGAAACACATCGGCAACCTCAAACAATGCCTTTGCGCTTTCCTTTTTATATGAAGCAATTCCATCGTCGCCACCATAGACCATCGCAAGAAAGGTGTCCAGGATTGTTGCAACAGTTGAACTGCCAATCTCACGCGATTTCAAGAGAGCAACAAGATCGTTGTTTAGCTTGGCGTGGACGTATGCCTTCTGCCAAGGGAACAGAACAAGGGGAACAATACCCCGGTCCTGTGTGCGGACGCGCCCGATATGTTCCAACACCTTGCACACCTTGTCGGCGTCCATTAAGTGAGTGCCTTCTTGATTTCCAATACCAACAGGTCAAGAGAGCCGCCATCAGCCTTATCTCCCAATGCCGCCTTACCCACCACCTGAGCTGAAGTCAATGCCTTGAACATATCGGAATAGACACGGGCAACACCGGAATCAATGGTCGTTTTAGTCTCCGTATCAAGTCGGGTTAACAATGCCTTAATCCGATTGAACATCTCTGAGTCAAACTTAGCACCCTCAGTGGAGACAATGCCCTCCATCTTCTCATTTGTCTGTTCTGCCGTACGGGCAATGTGCCGATCACGCTCCAAACTCCAACCTTCCTTAATCGCCCTGAGGTTAACCGTTCCCCTAGCAAGGCCATACTTTGTGGCAAGATCGGTAAATGTTACAGGCTGTAACGCCGTAACGTATTCGGAACGTATTTGTAACCAGTCCACTTTTGGCCGGCCCATGCTACCTAGCCCTCATGCAACGATCCCACGTTAACCACCTGCGACCCCTGATACCCATCCATCTCCATGCATAAGCGGGACGGCTCATCGGGGCAACCTGTCGATAGGGAACCAAATAGGGCGGGGTCGAGGGTGTTTGACCCTACCAGGGGCGCTCGCAAGCACACCCGTCCACAGGAGACCCCGATTTGATGTTCCACTTGTCTGCTTTCTCATGTCGTCAATGGAAATAGAAATGCCCTCCGGCCCGCGGTCAGTTAAGCGACCAACGGGATAGAGGGCAACATCAAAACCTTTGCAATTCTGCGTCATCATCTATAATATTATATTGAAATCGAGGTACCGCGCAATCCAGTAGTACGGTTTCTAGGCTAGTTTCACCTTCGCCATTTCGGCTTCGACTTCCTGCTTGAACATGAAATTGTAGGCAAGAGCATTCATCTGTGCCATACCACGACCGTCACGTTGACGATGATAGATACTACGATGTAACGCCTTCGGGATATAGATGACCCGTTCGTTGTCCACATGATGACCCTCGCAGCCAACAAATGGTTCATTCAGCGGAACAAAGCCAAGTAGGCGACGCCGAGCTTTCGATGCTTTCTTGCCGCCTCTCCACAAGGCCACAGAGATTTTCAAACACGTTTCGGCGGTATAATGTCTCAATCCCGTAAACGCATGTCCCACCATAGATGCAGATTGCTTTGCCCGTCTTTCGGGGGAACAGGGAGCCATTAACTGCCGACTCCGCGCCCGAGCTATCCTTGCCCGAGTCTCGGGAGATATTGCCTTTCCCCTCTCACTCGCAGAAATCTTGGCTTTCGTTTCAGAAGACGTCACGTGACTAATTCCCATATGAGACGCAGACGACTTTGCCCTAGCTTCGTCTGTCATGTGCTGTCCGAGTTTTGGCATTGTCTTTCACCTACCCTTCCTTACCCGTTTTGATTGTGGTGGCAACGGGAGTAAGTCCGTATTCGGAGCAGGAGCTACCTGCTCTTAGACACCATAATATTATACTCAAAACGGAACCTACGTCAAGCCAGAAGAGAGCTTTGGAGCGGAAAGTTCAAGGGCACATGAAGATCGTGGTCTATAACATATTTGTCTCGGGCACGCGCGGCATCCTCCATAGTAGGAAAAATCCCGAGATACAGGCGTTTGCCATGGACCGTCATTTGACATTGAAACTTTTTTCCAGCCGGACGTGGACCATAGTAACCACACCCCGGATAGGCGCGACGCTTGTCACTATAATCAACGCTTGGCAACTTGCCCCACCTTGTGCCACCTGTTCCAACATCCCGGAGATCTCGCGTATTGTCGCTGTGCCTCATAACGATGGTCACATGATCTACTGGGTGACCTTGATGAGACGCCCTGACGAAACGGTGGCAGGACTTTTCAAGCCGTTTCCAGTCACCATCACCTGAGATTTCGCAGCACGTGGGAGAGTTGTGGCTTAAGACCGTATACCCCGCTCGGGTTGCTGAGTCGGAAAGGGAGATCATGCGTCCTCTTTCCGATAGTCCGGGCAATGGTCAACCTTGCTGCTATGTTTCATGCAAGCCTCAATTCCCCTGCAATCGGTACAGCTTTTCCCATTGTTGGCGCAGTTAAGGCAAACACAGGTGAAACAATCCACTTTGCCCTCGCTGTCAAATTCCCATTTACCGAGTGGAGCTTCTTGATTGAACAAGTCGTCAGTCATGGCGTCACCTCACACGAGATAAACCGAAACCGTCTCCATGACCACACCCACACGTAAGTGGCGCAACCTTCACCATAACCGCTCATGCCTCACCCTCCCTGTCCGCAGCGCAGTGGCAGTTTTCGGGCAAACAACCGCACTCTTGACAAACCTCTCGGCGGCGCAACTCAACAACGTTGTCTTTTGGTTCATGGAAAACGTGCCCATTGTCAAGCAAGTATTCCGTTTCATTCTCAGTAACATCGCCAACTTCCAGCGTGCTATAGTAGTCCATACTTCCGTCTTTATGGACAACCTCTACGCCAAAACGCTTGTTCTCGCCAACATAAAGCGATTCAATGTCTATCACGTTGCCCCCTTCGGCACATACAGCACCCGGACTTTGACGTTGCGTCTGCGGCCCCAATTCACGGCCTCTAGCTCATGCCAGAAAAACACATCCAATGTATTTCCACGAATCAACGAGCCGGAATCCACAACCGTGCATGGATTGCCGTTGTTGTACCCCTCGATGGTGACAATGGAGCCACAAGGAAGCACCGACCAATCTGACGCGATACCTCCGACGTAAACCCCTTTTCCACTGGCAGTAATTAGAGGTGTGGCGTCAGTTTCGCATACCCGCGGACTGTAGGCCGATATTTCCATGTACAGCTCAGCCACGGGCACGCTCTCGCGCGTAGTGGCATAATCCGAATGTAGAGTTGCGGGGGCCAACCTGCGAGCCGTGCGGAAGTTCGTGATATCTCCAGCCGTGGCCACTTTGGGATTCATGATGATGAGCAATAGGAAAATCACTATTGCGGCGACGATAGCAAGAACCAACGTCACGAGCATGACATGCAAAAGGTCCTGCCAAGCATAATAATCTCTGCAATGCCCGCGAGCCTTAGCCCACTTCATTTCCGCACCTTCCGCTTCCCCTTCTTGCGGGGCTTGGGCTTAACCTTGGCGGGTTTCGATTCCAGGCGATCTTGCCACTGTTTCAGGTAGGGTTTGTCAATTGGTTTGAATTGGTCAGTCATAGTTTCACCTCCATAATCTTCGCACCCTTGCTTGCGTTACAATGAAAACAAAGGGGCTGTAAATTCTCAATGGCATTTGTCCCACCCTTGCTCACGGGAATAATGTGGTCAACGGTAACGATCTGCTTGGTAAGTACCGTGTCGCATATCTGACAATGCCACTCTAGTGTATCACATTTAGCATAGAACGCTGCGGTGTCTAATTTTCCCGCTGCGCGCATTTCGTTATTTCGTTTAAGGGCGACCGTTTTTCTAATTGCGGTTCTCCCTGGAGTATGCCGATTCAGTTTTTCTTTCACAGAGAGCATCTCGCGATTAACTTGACGATACCTTATTCCAGATTCTCTAATTTCAACCTTATGGGAAAGTCCGTATTGTCTAGATTTCTCATTCATTTCATCGCGATGTGCGGCATGATAAATCTTGTCTTTAATACAAAACGCCGCCCGGTGTTCTGAGCGACGCGTTCTTTCTTCCATATTATGTTTTTCCCTACGACAATCATTACAATATCTTTGAACATTGCTTTTTGGGAGATATTCCTTCCCGCACATTTGACACGTTCTCGCTTCGCGCGTACATTTGCTCATTTAAACTCCTTCTATCCAAGGATTGGCAAGGAACGGGGATAGCCATTCCTCGCCATATTTATTATACCACAAACGTTGCGCGAGTCAAGCAATAGCGGGGTTTGCTATTCGCCCCAAACGGAACCACCCGTTTCATAAAACATATCGCGTAGATTGGCATTACATTCCTCAATGAACATTGGAGTGATTTTTTGGGGACGCGCGATTTCGCCCAGTAAATAGCCATAGTCCCCGCGCTCTTTCAAGTAGGGGGTTGCCCACAAATCGAATATAACGGGGTCATCGTGGGCGCTTCCGCGAGATAAGACATGCTGCCATGAGAATATTGATAAACCATTTCTCGGATCCCATCGAAGCCAGGGGTACATTTGCTTCCTGAAATAGTGGTGAGAGTTCAACTGGCGGGATGGATGGTCAATCAACTCTTGCTCGGTTGGAACCTTTTCTGACGTGCATTCTGCAAACATCTTGACCAAAGCGCTACATATCAAGTCATTTTCCTTTTTCAGCCGCTTGATCCGCGCATCACGCAATGCCGATGGAGTCTGCTTACGGTTCTTCTTGACTTCGACTCGCATAACCTTTCCCGAAACCTTGCGAACAAGATGAGTCTTGACTGCTACGTTGTTCAAACTCACACACTCCTTTGCCCTTGCCGGGGCTACTGCGATTTAGAAACTATGCGTTATTTTCTTCCAAATGGTCTGTTGTGAATTCGGTTCCACTCCCGCCATTCCAGCCATTCTTTTACGATAAAGAAGATGATATAACCACAACCGATAAAGGTAATGGCGCCCCGAATCCAAAAGAAAACGTCAATCCAGTTCACGCAGTCTCCTTTGCCGTAATCGTTACCGTTGCTCCATTGGGATAGGCGGAAAGACAGGCAGGGCAACGCAGGGGACAATACGGCGTCAAGTCTTCAAAAATCAATGCGTCAAAATCTGGATGACCGCACTCGTCAGTTGAACCCTCGTCACCGTTGTACGTATAGGCGAATGGGCACCCCCCAATCGGCTTCATGTCTTCGTCCCTGATATAACACCACTTCCCTGCCGGTATCTCCATCATGCGTCTGAACCCCCATCTTCAACAAACGGATCCCCAATCTTCGGGGCTACGAATACCACTCTATCGGCCCATTCCGCCTTCTTCCCCTTGTTCCACTGAGCGACGGGGCGAAGGTAGCCAACCACACGGCTGTAAACCTCGCACCTTTGGCGTTTCTCAGCGGGAATCACAATGTTGCCAATGACAAGATCGTCGGTCATGGCTTCTTCCCCACGTTCAACTCGTAGTCCTCATGCAGTTCTATCTCGCGCTTCATATAGGCCAATTCTTCGGGCGTAATCAGCGGCTCCTTGGCTACCAAATTGCTAGGGATAAGCGCATATTGCCGTTCTGGTATGAGTTCTCTACATAGTTGACAGACATTCCCAGTCGACACGCTCGTTAGGCTTTCTGCACACCTAAACCGAAACTCAGGGCACCCATCGGTTTCATCGCGGGCAACATAAACCGTCCCCACGCTTGCCTCTCTGATGACGGCCTTGCGAAGGGCGGATTCAATGACGGGCAGATAGTCCTCTTTATACGCGGTTGTTACTGCCATCACAAGAATTTCATGTGCTGTCATCGTGTCATAGTTCATCCCGCCACCTCCAGTACAAGGGCAGTAAGGGCGGCTTGAAGAGTCTTGCCGGAGTAATAGTTTTCCGTTCCAGTATGCTTCACGCCGTATTCCTCTTTGCCACCCTTCTCAAACGAGAAAGGAATATGATTGTCTAGCAGCCATTCTTCCAGTTCGCCAGCCGTGGGTGCGGCACAGACTTCTTCGGCAGGAACGTAATAGTTCTCAGCATCCGTATTGATTGAATACGTCTCGGTTCCAGTAAGGCGACACCACTTGAACGCCGTATCCTGCGGGAACCCCTTGTCGCGTAACTGCTGAGACGTGGCAAGGTCAGTGACTAATTGTTCAAGGGTCATGGCTGCGCCTTTGGCTCATACTCAACCTTTCCCCCACAGATGTTACTCAGCTCATCCAGTAGGGCTTGCGATGGCTTCCCGCGTTCGGGCTTCTCCTTTGTGGGCGCGAGGACGGAGCGGGGAATGACGAATAAATCGCAATCAGCAACTACGGTATCTATCTCTGTTCCATAGTGTGTACTGATATAATCAGAATCAGCAACATCATCGTGTTGATGGAACCGTTGACCGCCACGCACTATTTTTACCCTCTCCTGCTCTGCCCCCTCTGCGCGGGCGGCGGTAATAAGTTCAGCAAGAACATCATCAAGTCCGATAAACTCACGATGAAAAGCAGGATTCAGACTATTGGCGGTATCCTCTAGCGTATCGTTGATTTCTTGCAGCAGTTCTTCAACCTTGCTTGCCATTATCAGCCTCCTCAATTATTCTCTTCGCAAGGTCCGCAAGGAGACAGTTGTTAATTTCCATTGCTGGCAATACTTTCTCATAGGCTCCAGGTTGACCATCAACTCCCATGATTTCGAGCAGGTGACGATAGGAACCACCCTCACGCCAATTCTGCATCTGACACTTGATGACCCATGCAATCTGATCAAGTGTTGGCTTATCCATTGTGTTTCTCCTTTGCCTCTTCACGTTCGACAAGCCCCTTCAATGCTTTTGCCCAGCCGGGACCGAATACCTTTTTGAAATCAGCAATCAACATCTGAAGTAGGGCACGGTGTGCCGTTTGTTCAATGTAATGCTGCATACGAAGGTCCCCATTGACCGCCCGTTGTCCCACGTCGTCAACGACCCCAACTTCGCAACTCAGACCAACTGGGGCCCAAAGGAACTGAACGTACAGGTCGCCGTCTTTCAACTGAAAGTTCTGCTCGGGACTATCTCGGTAAATGCCACTCACAAATACTCTCATTTGACCTCCTCAGGCCATGCAGGTAACGTCATCCTCGCTGTCTCTTGCTCTTGCCTGGAACGTCAATCCAGCTACATAGTTGCAAGAGCCTGTCATTGATACGCTCCCAACCCTCTCTTGCCTCAAACGCCTTGCGGTCCATATTGGTTGTCAGAATGAATCCACGATTACTACTATAGCGATCTTCGACTAATTCTTCAAAGCGATGCAATGGCCAAGCCGTACTATACTCACGTCCAAGATCATCAATGACAAGATAGTCGGCAGTCATTACTTCATCGGGAATGGGAACATCGGCATTGAACAACAGATCAAACAACGCACCCGCCCGATAGAAAACAAACGTTGGGTAATTGCCCTCAAAATTCATGGATGCCGCCTCTATCATGTGAAGCACATGATAGATCATGCTGGTCGTTTTTCCTACCCCGACACCGCCAGCTAATATAACGCTTTTTGTCTTATCGATTTCCGTTCGCTTGATGATTTGAGCCATATCGCAAGTTGCATAACGCTCACCAAATGCTTTAATGCAGCGCACTAATTCCACCTGCCGCCAGTCTTCCCGTGCGATTAATCGTCTGACGTCCCCCATTGCTGCATTAAATAGCCTCACGTTTTCGGGAAAGGGTTCAAATATCGGTTCAAGTCTAGATGATTGCGGTGCATTCGGGTGGTTTGCCAATATCTCAATAAACTCCTGGTACTGTTTGCACTCTTGTGCCTTCTCTTTCCAATTTCCAACGGCCACGACGTAGTCTACCCGTCTCTTTTCCGCTATTCCATTTCGCTCTTCTTCATCCTCTGCGTCCCTTATCAATTGCCCTTGTTCTTTAAGTTTTTTCCAGTCAATATCAATCATTAAGCACCCCCCGTGGATTTGCAAATCTTCTCAGATTCAACCTTGATGACATCATGCGAACCATCAAATGCTGACGCCGGACTGACGTTCATGTGTGGCATACCCTTAGATGGTATCTTAACCGGTGGACTATTCAAGTACCCCTCAAACTTGGCACCAAACAATGTTTCTGGACGAAGAAAGGCTTTCATCTTAGGATCATCCAGCCATGCGTCAACCATATGGTCAATAACGCTGTAGAAATCAATAAGGGTAAAAGATTCCTGCCACCGTGCGTTGATATGCCGTCGTGTCAACTCGCTTGTCGGCTTATACGAAGTATGCGCTTTTTCATTCAAGTGAGAAATAATCTCAGCATAGGGAATTTTTGGCAACTCGACAACATCTTCTAAAGTACTTTTCTTTAATACTTCTTTTACTACATTCTTGTTCTGTTGGCTGTTGGCTATGCTGCTTGCTATGTCGTGTACTATGTTGTTAGTACACCCTTCAACCGCTACTGGACTATCGTTGGCTATGCTGCTTGCTATGTCGTTGGCTATGCTGCTTGCTATGTCGTTCTTTTTCCCTATAACTGCTTGACAATTTGTGCCCTGCCACTTGTCATAATTCAAGATGCTGACAAGGGTGCAAAAGGGGTCGCCTGAGGTGTTCGCCATTTGCTTCCGTTTCAGGTAGGAAAAGAAGCAGCGTACCCGTCCCCTACTCCATCCCGTTTTCTCTTCAAGATCGCCAAGCGAGATAGAGAGTTGACCCCTTGTTAGAGAATACGAATGACCCCGAAACTGGACAGTACGTTCGCCAGTCGAGGCCATTGCCACTAGAAATATCCATGTCGCTAGTCTGCTCCACGGCTTGTCATCTGCAATCTCATGGTAGAAAACTTCACGACTAATCTTTACCCAGCCATTGTTCATGTTGACCCTAGCCACTCCATAGCGAGGGCATTGATCTGGTTCATATTCCGGCCAGTCCATAGGTTGTGCCGAGTGCCGCGATGCATTTCTTTCGGGATATAAATGACATCATTCTGGTTCAGGTGGTGCCCCTCACAACCGTCAAACGGTTGATTTATTGGAACAAACCCGAGTGCGCGACGTTTGGCCTTACTCTTTCTTCCTATTGCTGCCGTTTGTTCTGGGTGTGCAAGAGTATATGCCACGATACTATCCATGTTCTTTTCATTCCAGCACTTGCGTAGAACCTTTCTTTGCTCTGGATGTTTCCTACCCCACTGATTGGCATAATCAGGATTCCGGTCCACCCATTCCGCTTTCTTCTTGCGCTTCATTTCAGGTCTGCATACCGGACAATATTTTTGCCCGTCGCTCGTTGGTTGATATTCTAGTCCGCACTGCGTACAGGTTCTTGCTTTTGTTGTAAGGTGAATCATGCTTACCTCCCAGTTATCGGTATATTTCCCAGTGGAACAAACGGACGTCGGCAACCTGCCCAACTGGGAAGGGTGGGCTGTCCCTAAGGTTGCAAGCCTCGGGTAAGCCGACATATTCATTATACCACAAGGGGTGTTTGATACAAGGCAGTAGTGACTATTCCCTCTGTGCGGGTGAGATACATAGTCCGATGATGAAACCAACAAGCGGACTAAGGAAGAATGAAACCCAAAACCCCCCTGCCCAACTTCTGCCCTTCCAGCGATACAGTCCAGCCACCATGAAACAGAGAATGAACCAGCAAATGAATATGATCATGTTGTCATCTCCTTCCTGAAAATCACCACTGCTGACGGGAACGGTGCGCTGTTTTTGCTGCCCCCAAACTTCAACCGCCCCCGAATGAACCGTATCTCGCCCTTCATAGCGTAGTCGTGCCACCATGCCGTATCAGTTCGAGCAGGGACAAGACAGACAACGGTATGTCCATAAAAGCGGGACTCGACATATGCCTTCTCCATCCATGCCCCGATCGTCCGGCCATATGGCGGATTCATAAAACACGTCCCGTGCCACGCAATATTCAGGCCGTATCTTCAGGTGAATAGAAAACCTTGCACTTAGCGTTGTCAGCGGTCGCGCAGACGTCCGTATTAAAGTGGAACTCTGCGTCTAACGCATCGAAAAAGTCTTGCGGGGTTGACCACAAATCGGTCTTGCTAGACAACATACCAGAAGTTATCACACCCGCCTCAAATACGCTTCAGCTTTCTGGACTTCGATGATCTTATGCCACACCTTCTGCGTCTCCCTGGCGGCCTTGCCATAGGTCTTAGCCGTGTGGACAAGGTTGACGCGCAGGTCGTGCTTGCGCTGTTCGAGGACCATCATGGTGCTCATGCCGTCCTCGCAATCATGCAGTTGGTTTTCCAGCACATGCTGCATCTCTTGTGGCCTTCTGAGTCTATCTCCAATGAGGGAACACCATAGCAACTACAAAAATCGGTCTCCAAAAAGGTACAGTGTTTTCCGTCCTTCTCACAATGCCCATCTCTCGGTTCATGCTCCACCATCGACCCCATAGCCATGCCAAGCCATAACGCCAAGTCACGGTTCATGTCACACCTCCAAACGTCGGGTTCTGGTTCATGGTATGTTCCAACTCTGTGCGTGAGAACGCGAGGATGCTCTGACATACGTCGATTTTCTTCCTCTCAAGATCCATGTGCTCGCGCGTTGACCGGACAAACGCCTCAGCAAACTCAGCCCTCCGCTTGAAGTCCTTAACCCTATCCGTTACCTCTGCGTCAATTTCGCCAACGGTCATTTTCTCTTTAGAAACCTTAACCATGAGATAAGTCTTGGCATAGATTTCCTTGTAGTCATTGTCGGCTTCGACAAGGGTTTTCAACTGCTCAGCATAAGTTTCAACATCCCTACCAAGTGCGTCAAGCGCAGTCTGCATATCATTCATGAGTTCATTCGGACTAGAGCCTTTAGCGACTAGCATGGTTTTACCTCCATGAGCAGCGCGGCAAGAGATGCCAAATGGTTCTTTCCGCTCTTGCCTTGACACACTTGCGGCAAATCATTGGCAAGGTCAATCTCCCATTCATCGTCTGACCATAACATCTCAAGGGCACATTCTGGAAACCTCGCGGTGATTGCGTCCAGCAGTTCGGAGAGGACGGGGGCGGGACAGATAGGTTTGTGGTCTTCCATTTCTTCGCAGACACAAACAACGGGCTGGCCTTCTGCAATTCTCTTCCATTCATCCGGCCACAGTGACGCTGGCGCTTCCGCTTCATAGTCATCGCAGTGTTCGGGATACCATGCAAGCGCCGTGTCCAGCACCACACCAGCCTCCACAAGGGCGCGACTTTCAGTCAAAGGCAAGACAATGGATTCAAGAGAGGTCATGATTCAGCCTCCAATGATTCTTGCTCTGCCGTTAAAGGGGGCAGAGAAAGGGTTTCCACCTCTCCGATAGGTACAAGATCCTCATCTGTTGGAAACGTGGCGTCAAGCTGAAAACCGTCTATTGTCCATTTTTCCTCTTGGTCGCCAATCGCAGACCAAGTAACAATGCCATGAACGCACAGCCGACCATCACCATCTATGCGCAATAGGCGAACTGGTTTACCGTCTCTTGTTCGATACAACCCATCTATTTCAATCATGCTTTCACCTCCAATTCCCCGATAATGGTTTCTGCAAGCGCATCGGAAAGAGTGTCAGCACTTACCGTGTGGTTCTTGACGCTCACATACATCAAATCTCCGCCCCCCTGAACGAGAGTAATACCAAAGCCATATTTCAGCAGCCACGCCAGAAGGGTGTCTGCACGGTAGGCGTCTGTGGGTATTGTACCCGCATCATTGTAGCGGTCATCAGACGTTTCGTTGAACCCCGCAGTCGCTAGGTGTTTGCTGACGGGTAGTGAGGTATATTCACTCATGGCGTCTCCTTATGCGTTTTGCGATATCGGGCATATCTTATGTTGCTAATGGTTCCGTCAAGGAACCAGCCGTTCAACGTGAGAATCTTTGCCCATAGTCCAATGTGTCCCCTATCCTTGCAGAAGTTGCAGGGTTCATCTGGCTCACTGCCATATCCATAGTACCCGCCCTCACCATCACAGGCAGGACAAACAAATGGATGAAAGATAGAAAACCAGAAACCATCATCATAAATCCTGTCCTGAAAACTACGCGGAATCATGCCCTGCCTCCAATTAGTCCCCATGCCTGCGGGTCGTCAGTTACCGATCTCTGCCCTTCGTGGTACAGGTCTGCCAGAACTTTGACTGCCGGGATACCTTTCGCCAGACATAGCAGAGCCACGGTAACCGAAAGCTCATGACTTGACGTTTTGAGCATCTTGAGTTCTTGTTCATCGACCATTTCAATCACCGCCTCCGATATACTGGGGCAAGGCACAACCCCACGATGAATCCAACGAGCGGGGAAAGGAAAAACGAGATCCAGAAGCCCCCCGCCCAACTTCTGCCCTTCCAGCTCCAAAGCCCCGCTACCATGAGGCACAGAATGAACCAGCAAATAAAGATGATCACGCTTTCACCGCCTTCTTCTTGTCTGCCAGCGCGAGGTATTGCTTGATGATGACAATTCCAACAGCCTGCAAGTCGTCCTGCCCCAGGTCATCCATTTCGCTTGGTTCAAGCAGCCCTTCGTCAGTGATAGCCTTGTGCAGCCGCTTCAGCCATTGCTCACGCGTGTAGGTTGATTTCAGCCAAGTATAGGTTTCCACTGGCGATTCGGGCGCGGCTGGTTCCTCGGGAACCTCGGGAATGTCGAACGGGACGGACGTATCGGCTAGTTGCTCTTCGGTCGGCTCGGTCTCGGGTTCAATCTCTGTCTCGGGCTGGAACTCTCTTGCCTTCTTGATTTTCAGTTGCAGCCACTCATATAGTTCATCGAATACCTTGTTGCCAGGATCGTTGTCAATCTCATAGAGCATTGTCGGATTGAACTGTTCCGCTACGGTTAGTCCGCGTGGACAGGCCATGATACCGGCGACATTGGCGAAGGTCTTAGCCTGACCGTCTTTATTCTTGCCTTCCTTGTGTGCAACAGAGAGCATGCAGGTCTTGCCAAGCAGGCCTGGCAGATTGTACCCTTTTTCCTGTTCGTCTGCCGTCAGGTCGCGTCCAATCCACGACTGGATGTCAACCTTCAGATGAGCACTTGCGTAATAGGACAGGGTATACTCACGACCGATGACGCGAGGCTTGATGGTCTTTTCGTGGGTTTCCTTATCCTCAAGCTCTGCCGTCAGTTCGGGAATTTCCCATCCGAGCCTGATCTTGCGGCTCCATGCGCCCTCTTTACCGGGATACTGAACGTATTGGTGCCCGAGATCGACAAGCATGTAAAGTCTTGCCGCGTACGAACCGGCAGGGATAACGTAATCGTCTTGTGTTTTGGTGTCGGGTGTAAACATTATGCCATCTCCTTTGTTGTCTCCGTCAGCCAGTCAACGAGGATTGGCAGCGGGATTTGAGTTACGTCTACAATGTAGAAAATTTCTGCAGTGGTGATGCGCCTCGTGTCTGGCAATGATTCCAATTGGGTGTAGTCAAGAAGGCTATATCCCAATATATCAGCCGCGTCCCAATAACTACGTTCCCCCCGCCACTCACGCAGTGGGTTTTTCCGCTTTGCCATGTCCGACCTCCTTACGCGCTGCGGCAATGACGCGTGCGACTGCATATTCCAATTCATCAATCGTCTGAGCGTAGCCACGGATATTGGGCTTGCCGTCATCAAAGTCTAAGGTCAAATCGGCTTCGTCATTCCCCATACCGTCTAAGCGCTCATAGCTGATTACCCGGTTGACGTTCACCTTGACACTATCTAGCACTGCTTGTTGATTCTTGCTGAGCATCATTACCCCCTTTTTCATCTATAATTGCCATAACGTTTCGAGTAACATCATCTAGTTTGTTGGCAAGCGTCCATAAGCCGCCAGCAACAGCCTCATTCGCAATCAATGCAATCTTGTGCATTTCTTTAGCTATTGCAGCCCTCTGTTCGTCATTCATTGGTTCCTCCCGCCAGTCTATCGGCGCAATTCACAACCTCACAATTTCTGCATGTCACGGGGCAACACCAAGGGCAAGGCTCAATTGCTTTGGGTGTGCCAAGGTCAGAGTTAAAGTCAACATCGTCAGACTTAACCTTCAATCCATCCATGAGCATCGCGTTGATACGGTCATACTTCTTGCGGTCGTGCTGCTTAAGAACCTCCATGCGATAACCGGTCATAACCGTCATACGCTTCATGTCTCATCTCCTATTCGTTGGCCCGCTGTTCGAGATTGTTGATGCGACGATTCAGACCTTCCAGTGCGTCATCTATGCCCTCTATAATGCCATTGATTTCAACGTGCATATCGTTGTCGGGTTCTATCCCAGATTTTTTCAGCACCATAAACAGGTAATGCGCTAATACTGTTTTGTTTTCCAGCATCTTGTCTCCTTAAGAATGAGAATAGATGAAGGCGGCCAAATCATCAGCCCCTTCGTTCTGCATCTGCTGGTATACCAATTTACCGAGTTGGTCAACAAGTTGCCAGCCAAATGAACCTGCCCCGATTGTCCAAACGTCGCCATTTGGCATCTTGATTGTGTTCCCCTCGTAAACGTCGCCCTTCATCGGGTGAAATGCTGCCGCTATTGTCATGTCTCATCTCCATGTTGGATTTTGTTTCGTATTCTAGGACCGTGTACCCACCTTGGAGGCTAGGAGCGGGAGCCGTGTTGGATTGTCAAGGTTCGTGTTTCGGTTGCTTTGCTGATACCAATATCTGTTTTCCAATGTCCATGTCAATACTCAATCAAGAAGAAATCGTGAAGGGTTGGGAGTAGGTATAGAAAAACCCCACCATGTCGGGCGGGGTTGTTGGGGGAAGTGGGGAATATCTGCCATATTAAGGTACTGATAGCGAAATAGCCCCGTGGTGAGGCTAAAGGGTACCGAGACGTACATATACTGGTCTCGTTTGCGCTTATGCCCTAAAAATGGCCTCTTTTTGTATCCAACACTTTCCAAAATGGAAATAGCTGACTACTATGACAACTTTTGGCAGGTTACTATGACAAACTTGCGACATTGTTGCCAGAAAGTTGGCAAGTCAGTTACCATTATTAACATTTTTGGTAACCATCTGAAACGGGCAACAGAATTACGGCCCAATAAATGCGCTTGACCACACTTTTTAGGCGCAACCCTTCGGAGATACCGAATACTACAGATTATTTTGATAAGCGTGCAAGATAATCTCTCAGTAATTCCCCCTTGCCGCTCTTTTCCATTGATTCCAGCCACCCGAGAGCGCAATTGCAATCGTGGCATAAAAGTCCACGAATCTTTCCCGTAACGTGATCATGGTCCACAAGCAGTTGACAGTATTCGCCATTTCTCATCTGGCCGGAATTTTCTCTCCCGCATATGGTACACTTACCGTCTTGTGCCAGCAATAACGCATCGTATTCCCCCTGACTAATGCCGTAATTCTTCTTTCGTTGTGCGGCTGCTACTTTTTTTGGATTGTTGAGGCTCCATGCACGGTTACGAATATCTATTTCTTCATGGTGGACAAGATACCGATTGTGGCTGTATTCCTTGCGTTGTTCTTTTGTCATCATTGTCTCTCACTCAATCCTTTCTCAATCTGTTTGACTGTGGCAGCGGCGGGATTGAGTCCGTATTCGGGCGGGTTATAGGGCCGTCCTAGCTGCCTATTCATTATACCACAAAGCGTTCGCGATGCAAGCAGGGGACTTGCAGATTTTGTGCATAGCCGTATATGGAATACACCTAAACGGAGAAAAGTTACAACTCATGTTGTGTACATCTGCCCGTGAGTAGTTGCAATTTATGCACATACTGAAAAGCAATATGCAGATCATGCACGTTGGACTTTCATACCGTTCGGCGTATGTTTCCGCAAACAATAATAAGGAGTGCCTTTTGGTGCCGCTATTATTGGAAAAGGGCAATATCCGATAACAAGGATATTTTCGGAAATATCTGCTAGGGGGGATATCAAGTACCCGTCAAGTGTCACAACCCTTAACGCAGTCCACTCTTGTGCCATGTTCCAAACCGTGTAACACAAAGCGTGTCAAGTATTTTATTCTACTAGAATTATTCTACTAGAGCGGAATCCAATTGGATAATTCTGCTCCGCAATTCCATGCCAGTTTGCCTATTACTGGAGCAGTATTGATGCAACGACTTGACAGCGGGGTGGGGTGCGGCCAGGTTTATTCACGTGATGAATAACATTTATTCGGGCAATGCGATGACCGCCCCAAGAAGGCGACGGTCAAGGATCTCTTTCCGCACTTGGCGAATGAGTCTTCCTGGCTGGCCCGTAACCATTTTCAATACTCAGACTGTCGCCATCTGAGAACCAGGGTCCTATTGCCGCTGGCTCGCTGGCCTGCCGCGGATGTCCCGTAGGTTGCAACCGTGGACTACTGCGTCATGCTACTGCGTCACGATACTATTCTGAAACGTGGATATCCTTCCGCGCCCCATCCAGCCTTATTCTTGGACAGCCGCAATGGGAGGGGGCAAGCATTTTTTCTTCTGCGTATGACTCATTCCATTGCACAAATGAACCCGAGTCAACAAGAAACTGCTTGTCTGCCGCTAGGGTTGCCTTTCCTGACGCGGACACATGGAGCCGATACTTGTCAACCGGTACGCCTGCCTGCATATGATTGTGCGCACCGATTAAGACGTCTGCCCCCTCGAAGATATCTGAGAGTTTGTAGACCCGATTCAACCGACCGCCCGGAGTCCCGCCCCCGCCCGTTGTGTGATGGCAATAGGCGACATAGTGGACACGCGTTGTATCTGTCTTGCCACCGTCCCCTGTCTTGCGCCCAATGTTCAATCGGAGGACGGCAGAGAACCTGGCATAGGGAACTTGAAGTTGATCGCACAGGTCTTCCATCAAGTCTTCGTTGGCATAGCGCATGAGCCGCATCTCGTGGTTACCAATGATGCCGCCAATGATGAGATGTTTCACCGGCATGAGCCGATCCCGCATGTACTTCTTAGCTTCCCTGAGGTTCATGGACGCATCAAATGGACTAGATACGCCACCCATGACGACCGTGTCGAACATGTCTCCCATGAGGAAAATATACGCTCGCTCACGTTTTGCCCAGTCCAAGTACCCTTCAAATTTCTTGTAGTCTGTCTGCCCCGAACCGGCGTGAACGTCGCCAAGGGGCAAGAGATAGACAGCCTTGCGCTGATCGCTCATTTCAATGAGCTTCATAGCGACACCACGGTAAAGGGCGCACGCACCCCCGCACAGTTGCGCTCGGTTATCTGTAGGGCACACTCAATCATCTGTTCGGGCGAAATCCTTGGCACCAGATGACAGTCCCGTACTCCTATTGGCTGTTTGATCATGGCCGCCATTGCGCCCTTGGCGTAATCAGATCCACAACCGACAGCATTATATGGGTCAACCGATTCGCCTACCTGGTAATCGTCCTCAATCTCAAAAAGCCGTCCTGCATACCCAACGAGGAATGACCCACCGGCCTCTTTTTCCTTTTCCTTTTCAGCATACCCGCCCGATTTTAGGCAATCCCGAACAGCATTGATGAACGTTGTCCGCATCCACTTGTCGATATCTTCGTCCGGGTGTCGTTCAGGAATAACGAGGGCGTGGCGCAACAAGTCTCCCATGCGAAACGAAGTAGTGAAGCCCATGATTGCGGGGCCATTCTTGAACACTTTTGGATCCCTACGAACAGTGAGACCATAGGTGTTGACATTGACCCCCGCCGAATCCCCGCCGATGTAGACCCTACCCTTCGTTGAATAACCAACAATACAAGTCATCTCTTCACCTTCCGCTTTTCTTTCAGGGCGTGGGCCATGACAACATCAATCTCATCGGCACCCTGCTCGTCCATCGCACATCCAGCCAAACTCTGATATGCGTGGTACATCTCATGGGCTAAGACGAGGCGGGCGCTGTACTGTGGGAGTTTTTCCTGAATCATTATCTCGATTTTCTTGAAACGATCCCCCTTGTTTGGTGTCAGGGTTACGCCACTTGGGACATTCCCATCCTTATCTGCATACGCCGCCAACAGTTTGCGCGGTACTCTCTCTACACTAATGATAATCATTACGTCCAATCCTCGGTTAAGAACGCACCAGCCAAAGCATTGATTTCTGCCATGCCTTGACCCGTCCATTGATTGTGCCAGATGCTGCGATGTAGTTTACGGGGCAGATAGATGACGTCAGACTTGTTGATATGGTGACCTTCACAACCAACAAACCAACTGTTCAGGGGGATAAAACCTAGAACGCGGCGCTTAGCCTTACCCCTGCGACTAGACACTCGCGGCCCACCCCTCCATTGTGCCGCAGACATCTTTATTCGCGTCTTAATTGATACGGGGTGCCCCATTAGTGCTGCAGATAGTTTTGCTCTCGTTTCGGTGGTATGGTGTTCCTCGCCCCAAAACGCATGGCCCGTCCGTGTCGCAGACATCTTGGCCCTGGTCTCGGGCGACGCCTTAAGCCCCGTCATGCCAGCAGAAATCCTTGCTCTTTGTTCATCTGTCATGTGACTTCCAAGTTTCATGTGTTCACCAACCCCCCTCCCAACCCTTCTTGTATGTTGGCGGACACCGGGGTTGGGTCCTGCGCCCGCCACTCAATATTATACCAATATATGAACCTTCGTCAACCCAGGGGCAAGGTATCGGGGTCGGTTGGCGGTTCGGGAATGGCGGGCGTTGTTTCACCAAGCTTTGCCCAGTCATCGCCAAATGCCAGGGTCAGTCCAGCAACTGACTGCTCAATAAGCTGCTGTGTTTGACCGGCAGGAAGGTGAAGTTGTGCGTCCAATTTCTCAAACGCTTTGTGAAACTTCTCCCCGCCCGTGAGAGCCTTATAGGTATTCTGAACCACCGATACTATTCCATCGGCAATGACTTGGTTATGGTCTGCCAGTGCTTTCAGCTTTTCTAGACGTGCCGTCTGAGAATTAAAGAATGCCGCGACTGCCACGGGAATCAGTGTAACGATAACGGTCGATACTAACGCTATAATGGAAAGGATTATTGGATTCCAATCAACCATACGTGCCTCCTATGCCTTACCGAGATATTGAAGCAGACGGTAAATTGTCCACTCCATCGCGCCCCACGAGATGACGCCATTGGCATCATGCCCAGGATCCATGATCTTCAGGTCAATCAACTTCTGCTCTGCTACGCTCACCGTCTTTGGTACGGGTGTCACAACTGGCTTTGGTGCAACTATTGGTGTTGTCACTGTTGCCTCCTGAGTTATCTTGCCATTCTTGCCATAATTCATACTCCATCCCCTATAAGGGAACGCTCCATTGCGACTATATCCTGCAACAGATTGAAAGCCGATACCGTCACCGAGTGATTCGCGAATGAAGGAACTTGCCATGAACACATCTGTTCCTTTGCCTTTCGTGTCCAATCCCACATGACCATCGGTTCCCCATGTCCAGTAATGAAATGCCCCGATAGGCGCCACCGTATAATAGGGATTCAATTTTCCTGCCCAATCGCCGGCCATCTGTGCCGATGCGGGAATGGGGATAGGGCCGTTTCCATAAGCTACGCACATGCGGTACATGAGTGAGGCACACCACAAATGCCAAGTTTCACCATTATGCTTTGGATGTAACTTTGCGAAGGTTCTTGCTTTCTCATCTAAGGTCAACTCATCGCCTCCTTCCATTCCAAGCCATATATCAAAATAGTCCGGTATTGATTCCAACAGTCCCGCATAGCTCATCGTTGTAGTATTGCCAAACGAGACCATCCCGTTTATGTCTACATGCAACGTGTGTGCCGTGATGTACCCGCTCGCATTGACGTTCCCATAGAAGTAGATGGTGTCTGTGTTGTACATCTTATTTGTCTTGCCAAAAGTCGGGTCATAAACAGCGCCGTCCTGTGGTTCAACGAGTCGCCAGTTCTCAATATTGTGCCAATCCTTACCAATGAAGAAGGCGTTGTAGGCATGAGACGAACCAACCCCTGCATCAGCCGAAGCGGACAAGATGACTCCATATCCGAGTGCTTTATACGAGGCTATAGCAAGGTCAGCAGAGTAGTGGTAGCACTCATAGAACCCTGTCGTAGCAGAATAGGGACGCCTCGTACCATGGAGCCAGCCATAGGACATCTTGCCGCCGACAAACTTCTTGACAGTAGCGGGAACAACTGCCCGTACTTGTGCCGTCCAGCCATCCGGCCACGTGATTGTCGCCGTCTCCCCCGTGAACATGCCAGCCTTGATAGCATTCAAGTCAAGTAACTGGTTCATCTGAGAGTTTACATATGCCACATCGGTGGCACCCACAACCCCGTCGAAGTCGATGTCAAACTTGTGGACATACGATGTCGACGAGGCACTATTGGGTCTACCGTCGTTATCAAGGTCGGTATCAAGAGTATCGAGCGGGATATACGAACCCTTCATGGAATCCTTACGAGTGCCTCAATAATGAATACTGCAATCCCAACAAAGGCACCGGCAATCACCATGAGCAGCGGGGTTGACAGACTAGACTTACCTTGATTCTTGTTTTGTATATCCTGTAATAGGGAAATACTCGCAAGAAAAGCGTCGTTCTTTAGCTGTTGCTGCCGTTGTGCTTCTTGTGCATTCTCCGAAATCTGTTTTTGAATCTGTTGCAGGTTTTTCGCAAGTACGTCAGCGGTAGTGGCAACGAGCGCTCTCTGTGTCTCATTAAACGCACTCACTTGTCCGGCCAGCGTTGCCTGTGTATCAAGCGCTCGGTCTGCGGCAACCTTGACTGCCGTAGCATCAACTTCCCGAATGGCATCAAGTCGTTTAGATTCGGCAACACCCATTTTTTCCATGTAGTTGCTGAACATAGAAAAGCGCTCATCAACACGACGCGTCTCACTGGCAAACAACGTAGTTAGACCGTTGATGGCGGTATCTATAATTCGCAACGTGTTTGGCGTCGGGTCTTGTTTCATCGATTCACCTTTGTCGCTCATCTTGCCCCCCTACTCGATTACCGGTGTTGCATCGACCGGTGTTGAATCAACTTGCAATTGTGCCGCTGTTGCCTGTAAATCTGTCAGTTCTACTGTGGCCTTGTCCAGCTTGACCTTCAGGTCCCCCACCTGTTCTTTCTTTTCTGTTACTTGAACCGCCACGACCGCCAAGTCCAGGACGCCAACAATGTTCACATCGGGAATGATGACCCCGCCGACCGCAGCCCTGAATGCCTCAATCGCTTCATCGGTTCCAGTTACCTTCCACACCCTGAGGGGTTCGGCTGCAAGGGTATCAAGCAAGCCAGCAGACTTGTCCAGAAAAGCGTTCATTCCAGCTCGTATGTACGCCATTACACCTTCCTCTCCAAAGTTCCTAGACGTCTAGCTTGCTCTGCCAATCGAGTTTGTAGCGTATCCATCGATTTTCCTGCGGCCAAGGTCTTGCCGTCCTGTCTGTAATCGACTGCATAAATGGTGTAGTTCGTTCCATCGCCATTAACGGTATCGCCTACCGAGAGGTCAACCGACAACGGCACGTCTCTTGTATATTGCTCTCTTGCAACTGAAACGATTGGCAGTAATCCATCCGCATATGCCTGAGCGCCCGCCTGACTTCCGAAATCATCGGTTACCGCATAGGCCCTTGACCCCGTTCCAGCTCGTACAGTGACGGGCAATGGATTATCGGCTACAAGTACCAATGTATCCACATAGTTGTCGCCAGTGAACGTCAAGGCTATCGTAGCGAGGTTTGCGGGGTTGCCCGTTCTAGTGAAATCGGCAAGAGAGAGGTCAAGTGACTCAAACAAGTTGAAGGCGGCACTCCAGACGAAGGGAGCAGATACCCATGTGGAATAGCCAGAGATGGTTTCTTTGACCATAAGGGTCACATCCCCCGCGAAACTATCGCCAAAATAGGACATGTCGCCATTTCCAGAAGTAGGGATGAACCCCACGTTTCCCTGTCCATCTGAGGTCGGGCTTGCATACGGAGGATATCCAGTAACTTGACTAAAGCTTTCCTCATACCACTGGCCGGCGGGAAGCGATGGAAGCCAGATTACATCGGCGCGATAATAGCCATCACTAGACCACCATATATAGGTACTTGGGTACACTGTGGACGAAACAACTGACGCGTATGGTGGTGTTGCGACAAGTGTTTGTACGGTTATGTGGCAGGTGATGCACTGGACGCCATAGTTTGAGCCGATGAGGTATGTATCCTTGACCTCTATCCTGACAGTCGTTGCTTGGTAGACTTGCGACACAAAGGTTGGGACGTCCGCCTCAAACATATTTCCGATGGTGCTGCGCCACGAATCCTGCCAGATGGTTGCACCGCCAGCATCGAGCAAGGTCACGCGATATGAGCAGCCCGCTGTCGTGGTGCCGGTGACGGTCGTGACATATTGGACAGGTGAGAGCGTGATGTTCTTTGTGAGCGTATCCGTCGAAACGCCAGGTGAACCAGCCAAAAGGAAACCCGCCCCCGTCTGTCCAGCAAACGTGTGGGTCAATTCCAGCTTATTTCCAGCATCCTGCTGTAGAGATACCAGAACCGTTGTTGCTGTGACTGGGTTCCAGTTGAACTGAATGCGGTCGAAGTTCTTGAACAACGCATTCAATCCGGCCCGTGATGCATTCCCGACCGATTTCAGCATCCCCAACGCGCCACTGGGAACGGGTAGCAAGGTTGTAGCAACTTGTGTGACGTTTGTAGTTGTGCCCGTCCAATTGGCTGCGTCATTCAAGGTTAATACGGTGTCAGGGTTGGGATATTGCTTGACAATATAGTGCGCTTGAACTGTATCATAAATGTCGGAATCACGTTGCCACACCGTGAGAGGATCAAGGCGTTGCATGTGATAATCGGGAACACCATAAGTCAACCGTTTCACATAAAGGCCACCACTCGTAGGGACCCATGACCAAGCTGACGCATCCAGCGGAAACACATACAGGTTGCCATTCCTCACTGATGCTTGTGCTAGAGCCTGTATCATGAGCTGTTTGATAACTTCCAGCGGGGTGATGTTGTTGAACAACTGCGGATATGTTGTCTGTGCCAAAAGGCTAGCGTTGACAATGTTCAACGATGGGGCAATAAGAGCAATTGCGTCCGATGTGGCACCGTAGGCCGTCTGTAGTGCCATGATTGCTGTGGTGAGAGCATACGACTCGGCAGCCTTGCACGTATATGTGTATATCCCGCCCGAGACCGCAACCGTAGCAATCGTGAACTGATACTGTTTCAATCCGCGCTCTCGTATGACTGCTCCGATGGTGCCAGTAAGGAGTATCGCACAGGAAAAGTTCAACGTAGGGAGTGCGGGCAACAGTTCATCATGAAGCGTTACGCCGAACACGTCCAACTTGGCATCGCCACCGTAAATGTCTATTCCATAACTCGTGAGTTCGTAGGCCATGACGTACGTGAGTGATGCTGTCGTGACTGTGCCGCCTGAATCGGTGGCCTGAGCGTAGATGATGTGCGGGCCGCGTTCCAGTGCGATGTCATAGGTGAAGGCGTAGCCCGTGGACGGTGTCCAGAGTCCAGTGTATGCCTTCCCATCGACAACGATAATGACGGCAGGCAGCGATGCAGCAGAAGCACAGGCAAGCGTAATCGTGAGCCGCTCTTGTACCTGTGTGGTCGTGAGGGTCAAGGTCATACGTCTGTCCTCTTGACTTCAACGTACCACCTTGCCGACAAACCTTGTGACTGCGCAATAGTTACCGCACTAGCACCTATCGGGATGTCTGTGCCGCCAAGCAATGCTGAGATATCGCTGCCAAGGGTATTGAGCAGTCGCTTGTCGCTTCCCTTGACGACCTCTCCCGCATATCTGTTGCCGATGTACAAGGTGTTGAACAGCAGCGACAGTGAGGAAAAGTCCAATGCTTGATACTCTGCGCTGCTCAGGACATAGCCATACTCAATCAGGTTGGAAATGGAGCCCTGAAGCCACCCAAGGGTCAACTGTGGCCACGTCAGCATGTTAAGCGTTGCCGTCGCCGATGTCCACGAATTATTATATGTTTGATATACCGCTAGGGTCACGGCATGAGAGACATCATCTAACACTACCACCTCTAGTGCTGCAGCGGAATACCACCAATCAAAAAAGGAGAAAGCAACACTAACCACATTGTTAGAAGGGGACGTCAATGTCACGGTGCTCGTTGGAATCTTGATGGTAAGCACATTATGCGTCGATGTCCAGACCGTAAGCGTGTCCCCGTACACGGCGGTAAGGTCGTAACAGAAGACGGAGTCAACCAATAAATACTCGTCCACAAGAGCACTCGACATTACGGGTGCAATCCTCAAATTGACTCCAGCAGCAACAAAGGTAATGGCAAGCCTTCCTCCCCCTGAGCAATCGGTTGACGGTCCGTTAAAGCTTGTATCGCCTCCGGTCTGTAAATGACACATTCTACCCGCCGCCGCCGTTGATTTAGCTGCGCAATATGCCACATAGGTATGCCCAGTGATGACAGTGAACGCGTCCTCATGTGAATAGATATCGCCATTTGCCGCAGCAAGTATTTTCAGCGAACCAGTCCCGACCAATGGGGATACCGTGGTTCGTGACATCGTTCCGTTGCCGCTCGTCCATCCCGTTATGTTCGTCTCAAACTCGCCATTCGGAACGAGGTTGGTCATCGCCGGACGGCTTATTGTCAGTTGCATTGCCACGGTCCTGACCGTTGAAGCTGGTGGTGTCCACGTTGCCACGTCCTGCGCGGTATCAGAGGCCAAATAAAGCCCACCGTCGAAGATTGGAGTATTGATGGGATAGGTCACACCGGCATGCACCTTGCTCGCTGTTCGCGTGAACGTAACCGATTGCCCGGCAAAGTCTATGAGGGTATTGGACAAGGGCGCGTAAAACAACGGAGCTAAGTAGTGGATAATCGGGTAGGCATTGACGTTACCGGCCTGAGATATTCCAGTTATGCTCTGGTTGCCCCACTTGTAGCCAGTTGTGGGATAACGAGTTGCTGTCCGCTCTTTCAACGGAGAGGCTAGCAGTTCAAGGGTATAGGGGTAGATACCAGACCACCTGTCGTCAATGTAGGGAACCCCACTGAAATAACAGGTTTGATAGGACGTGCCGGAATCAAGCGAGATTGCCACCACGTCATGCCAAACACACGCGGTCATGTCCAGAATGTCACCGGATACCGTGATCTTCTGAATCCCGAGTCCAAGCCTGACCATACCCACCATAGATGAGTAGGGAACATGGTATTGCCCGCCTAGTTCCTGTACCTTTTCAATCTCTACCTTGTTGGCGACAAGGGTATAGGTGCTACCGCTGGAATACTTGACTATGGTGCTCATGGCGTGGCCCCTCCCCTACCCATACCGTTAATTGCCCGCCCGACACCCGAGGCAACGCCAGCGGTAACTTGAACCAGGGTGTCAATGCCGTCATTGAGCTTCTTCAGGGGGCCGGACAGGTATTGTCCTACCGCAGCGATCGCGCCCGATGATGTTCCAGCAGAACCCGCCTCTTTATACATATTGCTTGTTGCGGCAGCGACATATTGGTTAATGGTGCCAGGGGCTACGCCAGACGCAAAAGCGGTGGCGGCTTGGTTCGCAATGGACATCGCTTCTTGCTGCTGTGCGGTGTGCGTCCATGCAGATATTTGATCCGTGAGCGACTTCGTGGCGTTTGCGACAGCGTCATTGTATCGCTGTTGTGCCGCCAAACGCTTGTCCAGTTCGGTTTGTAGCTTGGCGGTCTGCTCTTCTTCTTTCGTCTTTGCGAGGTCTGCGTACTTCGTCAACAGAGCATTGCACTCATCGGTATAAAGAGTCTTAGACGCAAGTTTGTCGCCACTTGATTTGATATTGGCAGCGTATTCCACATCCAACGCCTTCTGTTCATTCTGCTGATCCGTATGGGTGAGGGTGTAGATTTTGTCGGAGATGCCCTGACGCGCATCTTTGATTGCCTGCGCGGCGGCCTTGGCTACATCGGCAACCTTCTTTGCTGCATCTGCTGCTGCGGTGCTTGCCTTTGCTGCGGCCCCGCTTGCGGCTACGCCCATATCGACCGCTGCAACAGCCGCACCGGTGTAGGCATCTTTTACTGCGATAATCCCCTTGGCAACATCTGATGAAGGGGATGCAGCACCGGCCTCGCGGTTGATTGTTCCCCTGCCGCCAGTCGCGACCGGGGCATACACCCCGCCCTGGTTGACACCCTTGTTCGCGAGGACATCACCAACCCAGTTAATTGCCTCCTTTGCCCATCCGATAAGGTCCTTCAGGTTGTCCACAAAATTAGCGATTCCCTTGCCTACCACCTCAAACGTCCAACCGATAGCATCACACACCTTCCCAATAATCGATTGGATTTGAGGCATGTTATCCATGATGTAATTGGTCAAGTTCTCAATAATGGGACTCAGCTTTGTCATAAGAGTGTTCACAAGAGGCAATAGTGCTTGCCCGAGCGTCTCGCGCATGACCTCATAGGACTGTTTCATCGCGCCAATCATGCCTGCCGTGGTCTTGTTGTATGCCTCAGTGCTGCCGCTGGTCTTGTCGAGGATCTGTTGCAGGTATGACAGTTGTGATGTTCCCGCTACGGCTTCAATGCCAAACTGTTTAAGAGAACGCGCCATGCCGTTAGACGCCTGTTCAACGAGAGAGTAAGCAGAGGCAACATCAATACCCTTGAGCCTTGCCACTTCTTGCGCAGCAGACACGGCCTTCTGAGCAGTTCCAAGGTCGCCATATTTGACAATGCCCTTGTCCAGTTGTGCCATAAGCTCTTCAGCGTCAAAATGATTGACCTTTTCCTGATTCTCTGCCCAACTCTTGCAAGCGGCTACCTGCTCATTCGTGGAATTGAGGGTATGCTTCATCGTGGCGTCCAACAA